CACCCTTGCCCTGGAGAACAGCATCGTCCGCAGCCGGGCGTCGGTCATCCCGATGAACACGCTGAGCGTCCCGATCCCCACCGTGGACGACACCAGCCACTCGACGTCGGTGTTCGGCGGAATCCAGTTCTACTGGGCAGAGGAGGCCAGCTCGCTCACTGAGTCGACGGCCACCTTCGGCCGGGTCAACCTGGTCGCCAAGAAGCTCGCGGGATTCTTCAAGACGCCCAACGAGCTGCTGAACGACGCTCCCGCCTTCAGCGCGTTCTTCGACACCCGCGTTCCGCAGGGACTGTCCTTCTTCGAGGACATCGCCTTCATGACCGAGTCCGGCGTCGGCACCCCGCTGGGCTTCGTCTCGTGCCCGGCTTCCGTCTCGGTCTCGGCCGAGTCCGGCCAGGCGACGAAGACGATCCTCTGGGAGAACATCGTCAACATGTACTCCCGCATGCTGCCGACCTCGCAGTCCAACGCTGTCTGGATCGCCAACAACGACACGATCCCGCAGCTCTCGACCATGGCCCTGGCTGTCGGCACGGGCGGCGGCCCTGTCTGGATCGGCGGATGGAGCCAGCCGGGCTCGGAGGCTCCGCCCATGACGATCCTCGGCCGCCCGGTGATCTTCACCGAGAAGCTTCCTACCCTGGGTACTACCGGCGACATCAACTACGTCGACCTGAGCTACTACCTGATCGGTGACCGCCAGCAGGTGGAGGTCAGCTCCAGTGACCAGGCATTCTTCCAGAATGACCAGACCGCGTTCAAGATCATCGAGCGCGTGGACGGCCGCCCCTGGATTCAGAGCGCCCTGACCCCGCATAGCGGCAGCTCGAACACGCTGTCCCCGTTCGTTCAGCTGGCGACTCGCTAAGCTGAGTGCAGTGGCGCCAGGCTGGCAGCGTGAGGGAAGCTAGCCAGCCTGGCGTAGCAACCAGGGTAGGCCGTACCGACACGGCTGAGTGAGCAAGGCGGCATCGACACCCCGCCCCAAGACCTTGAGTCAGCACGGAAAGCGGGAACCCAATGCCCGTAATGCCCAGCGACGGCCTCGGCCGCGTCTTCAACATCGTGCCCATCAGCACGGGCGGCCCGGCGATTGCCCTCGCGGCAGGCCAGGCGATCAGCTTCGTGACGACCGGCGCGACCGCGGTCCTGACGCTGACCATCGCTACCAGCTTCGGCGGCACCTACCGGGCCGGGTCGTTCTTCACCCCCGCGTGGGCGCCGATCACCCGCGTCTACTGGAACCTTCAGACGGACGGAACGGGCGTGTGGGCCAAGGCGAGCATCACCGCCGCCGCGACCTTCACCCACGGCACCACGACCGGCCTGACGACCGCTGTCGCGTCGGTGTGGACCCTGTTCGGCACTCAGGTCCCGGACACCTACACCTACGTCAAGGGCACCGTGACCGGCTCCGGAATCGGCGCCGCGATCGTGCACGACCTGGGAGTGCAGCGGACCCCGGCCAACCTCGCCAAGCTGAGCGCGTAAGGGGGCTGAGTCATGGCATCTGGAGTAGCAGGCCGTCAGCTCCGGCAGATGGTGCTGGGCACGAGGGTCAGCAAGAACACCGGTACCCTTGCCGCGACCACGGTGGACCTGTTCATCGTCGCGGGCGGAGAGGTACTGCTCACCTCGATGTACGGGCTTGTCACCGTGTCGATCACGGTTGCCAACTCGTATTACCTGAAGGTAACCCCAACGGCTGGCGACGCCACGCAGCTGTGCGTTGCCACCGACATCGGCACCACCGACACGGTGGCGGGCGGCGTCCTGGGATTCGGCGTGGCCACCACGACCGCGCCCCCGAAGCTCGCCTCGCCGTCCGGCGCGTCCAACGTTTCCGTCAGCCCGTTCGCGCTGCCGCTGGCGGTCATCTCGACGGGCAAGATCCAGTCTGTTTCCGCTGGCACTGACGGCGCCATCACCTGGGTGGTTACCTACGTGCCGCTTACGGACGGCGCAACGCTGGTGGCGGCCTAACATGCCAGTTAGCCCCTACGCTCAGGTGACCGCGATGTTCGCGGCCAACTACGGCGTGCTCGTTACCGGGGCGGCCAAGACACTGCCCGCCAGCACCAGCGGAGATATCTTCACGGTCACTGGCGGGCGCGTCGTGGTCACCAGCCTTACCGGCGTGGTCACGACTGCTATCCAGAACCAGGCATGCGCCCTGTCAGTGGGGCACAAGCCCACGGGAGGGTCCTCGCAGGTGGCCACGCTGGCGTCGGCTACGTCCATCATCAACTTCGCGCTGGGGTCGTCGCTCGCGGTTGCGTCGCTGAATAGCGGAGTGGCCGCACTGGTGGTGCTAGCCCCGACGGCGGTCGTGCCGGGAGTAGACCTCGGTATTTCGGCTGATGACGGAGGACTGGCCCTGGTTCCGGCGGGTTCTATCCAGGTGACGACCAGCGCAACTAACACGGGTGCCATCACGTGGTCCGTGACGTACATTCCGTACGACGCGGGCGCGGTAGTGACCGCCGCTTAGGAGGAGTGATGTTCTTCCGGCTAGACGCAGACGTACAGGCACCGGGCAGGCCGCCGATCCTGTATAACTCCGAGCGGATCGCCAAGGTTCAGATTTACGACAATGGCGGATCGACCGGGTTCGATGTCCTCCTGTACTTCGGGGATGTCACTAGCTCTGTTCAGTACAACAGCTCGCATTACGCAACGGAGGCAGACGCGCAGGCTGCGGTCGATGCGCTGCTGGCATCGTTTGCTCGTGTGTACTGATGTGGAGCTGCCAAGCATGCGGCTGCCAGGCCATCGCGGAGTCAGTACCCGCATGCCCGATGTGCTTCGAGGAGGCAGCAGTGGGAAAGGTAACGACTGGCGGCAATCACCAGCCTGGCGCGGACGTGCCGGAGGATGTGCAGCTGCCCGTGCAGGAGAACGTGCAGGAGCCTGCCGAGGAAGAGCCAGCTCCGGAAGAGCCTGCTGCTGAGGCCGCAGACGACGACAGGCCGGATTACTCGGCGTACGCGACGAGGGACCTGATCGCCTTGTGCAAGGAGCGTGGCGTGCCTTACAGCGGTCCTAGCGGCACCCTGCCGAAGGCGGAGCTGGTAGCCCGGCTGACGGCGCAGGAGGGCTGAGCCATGGTCATGGGCGTGGACCTCCTGGCCACCTTGCGGGAGCAGGCGATCCAGAAGGACAACTGGGACTCGACTCAGCCCATGGCCTGCCCGAACGACGGGACCCCGCTGCTTCAGGCGCCGGAGTCCGGGGTGCTGTTCTGCCCGTTTGACGGCTGGCAGTACCCCCGCGACTGGGACGTCAGCGTGCATTCCGGGATGTAGATGTACCCTGGCCTCAGGGACAACTGAAAAGCCCAGCTAATCCGGCCGGTACGACAACGGCCAGTGGCGGAAAGAGATCACAGGATGGCGGTATACAGGGCCTGCTACTCCTCGCGTTACGACGTGATGAGCGCGCCCGACATCGCGCTGACGCCAGACATGGCGCGGCATGTCGACTCCGCCATCTCCGCTGCGGCCGATGACCTCGACCGGCTGACGCACCGCCGGTTCTGGAACAACATCGAAACCGCCTACTGGGACTTTCCGAACTACCAGCGCGCCTACCCCTGGCGCCTGTGGTTCGATGAGCGCGAGCTGGCCGACGTCACCACGAATGTCCCCGTCGTGAAGTCCGGCGGCGTGGTCATCCCGAACACCTCGATTTTCTGGGGCCACCCGAACTACAGCCCGCCCTACACCTACCTGGAGCTAGACCGCACCAAGTCCGCGTCCTTCGGCCAGGGCTCAGGCATCCAGCGCAACATCTCCATTGCCGGGACGTTCGGGTACTGGACTCAGACGCGGGCCGGCGGCGCCCTCGTCGGGACCGTGTCCTCCACGTCCGCGACGACGATTGCCGTCAGTGACTCCTCCCTGGTCGACACCGGGGACGTCATCACCGTGGACAGCGAGTCCATGCTGGTCTCCGATACCGCGGCGGTCAGCACGACCCAGGTCCAGCAGGGCAGCGGCTGCGGGACCGCGGCCACGTCCGACGTCCTGCTGACGGTCACGGACGGCACTAAGTTCGACAGCGGCGAGGTCGTTCAGCTCGACGGCGAGATGATGCTCATCTTGTCCGTCACCGGCAACGTCCTGACGGTCGTGCGATCCTGGGGCGGCACCGTCCTGGCCACGCACTCCGGCGCTACCGTCTACGCCTTCCGCACCCTGAAGGTAGTCCGCGGCTTCGGCGGCACCACCGCGGCCACCCACGCGGACGCGGCCCCGGTGACCGTTGCCCGGATACCGCCCGAGGTGCACGAGCTGGCCATTGCCGAGGCGCTGAACTACGTCTACCAGAAGACCTCCGGGTACGCCCGCACCATCGGCGAGGGCCAGGTCATGGTCCCCGGCGGGTCGCTGCCGGACCTGCGGCGCAAGGTCGTCGCCACGTACGGCCGGACGCTCCGGCAGCGGGCGGTGTGACATGGAGACCGTGACCACGACAGGGCCGCTGTTTGATAGCCGCGCGGAGATAGCCCTGCGCGAGGGCGTCAACGCCATCCGCGAGCACATCGCCAATGACGCCGAGGAGCGGGTCACCTCCGTCTTCAGCATGCACATCAGGGAGAACACGGGCCGGTTCCTGCGCTCCATCGGGCAGACCCGCGAGTCGCGCACGTACGTCACGGGCAAGTACACGCTGCCGGTGATCGTGGAGGACCCGGCTACTGACACCGTGGTCACGACTGACCTCGCCACGTACGGCCCCTGGCTGGAGGGCACCGGCTCCCGGAACGAGACCACCCGGTTCAAGGGCTACCACGGCTTCCGGCTGGCCTTCCAGGAGACGGACCGGAACGCGAAGCGCCTGGCTGAGGAAGCCTTCGCCCCGTACGCGAGGAGGATGGAGTGAGCTTTGACGACGCTGCCGTCCGGGCCTTCATCGCGTCCGCGGAGTCCGTCGCGGCGGCCACCGGCCAGTTCCGGCGGGTCAACACCCACGAGCCGAAGTCCGCGCCCGGGTCCGGCCTGACTTGCGCGCTGTGGATTCAGGAGATCAGCCCGTTCCCGCCCGGCTCCGGCCTGAATTCCACCAGCGGCTACGTCGTGCTGTACGCGCGCATCTACGGGAACATGCTGACCAAGCCCGAGGACAACCTCGATCCCCAGCTGATGTCCGCCTCGACGGCGCTACTCGGGGCTTACAGCGCGGACTACACCCTCGGCGGCACCGTCCGCAACGTCGACCTGCTCGGCGAGGGCGGCCAGCAGCTGCGGGCACAGGCGGGCTACGAGACGATCGGCAGCACCACGTACCGGATTATGACAATTACACTACCATGTGTAATTAACGATGCATGGACGCAGGTGCCGTGATGGCACTATCCCCTGTTCAGCACCTGCTCGCGCTTGGTGGCCCACCGGCAGTTGCCGGGCTCATAGTTCCCGTGGTTGTCGATGCGGTCGATCGAGCGGTCCAGGCTCGGACGCGGCCCCATGTCGGCCAGGAAGTTCTCGAACGACTCCAGCCAGCGGTCACAGACGGTGATGCCTTTCAGGGCATACTTGCCTCCTGGCTTGCACCTGTCTTTCATCGCCTGCCACGACGTGTAGGTCAGAGAGCCGGACATGCCGTGCTTCAGGTTCGGTT